CCTCTCCACGGTCAATGTCCGTAAACCCGGACACATACCCAATAACCAAGCCACAGCTATCAGAAGTTACCGCTAAATCTATATGTACAAATCTCGGCTCGTCTTTGTCTTTTACGTTGCCGGTCAAAATCTGCAGCTGGGTCTGGTCGAAATCTACATCTTCTCTACTAAACACAGAGTTCCTACACCCAAAACCTTTCGATACCTTATCCGCCTCCATTATGAACGGGTGAATGGCTAACGTGCTTACTCCGGCAATATCACGAAGCGAGTTCATTATGTCTGCTTCAAACTGGGGCGTGTATTCTACCGGTATCCGCTGCACCACTGCCCCCTCGTAGGCGCTAGACTCCTCCTCTGTTAGTATGCGCGGCTTACGAGTCGCATCCCCAATAAAAATTGGGAAAGTATCTCCAGAAAACACCCACGGCTTTATGTCCCATAGGGTTTTGTCGTACACGTAAATCTTGGTGTTCTCCCTCGCCTCTTCTACCTTCAAGTCAGTAAACTGTCCGGGATATCGTTTAGACGATACCAGACATAACATCCCCGGCAGCTGCCCTCCTGACATAAACCTTGACTCACGCCGTCTGGCAATGCTGTTATAGTTCTCCACCGCTTGGTCATACAGCTCATGCCCTACCGCTGACCTGCTGCCTTCAACAACAGCCATGAAGTTTAGCTCATCTATAACACCCCCGATAACGTTCTGCCCAATAGCACCGGTCGCTCCACCATGAACCGGCTTTACGACAATCCTATTTGGAAATCTCATTTCCGACGCTATCCCCTTGTCATACGGGAATACCTCATTGAAATACGGCGCATTGTCTACCATGTCCTTGAACCTCATATAGTCCACACCTTTCGCCAAGGATGCGGACAAGGACTGGAATATAACCGCTATCTCCGACGAGGAATCTAACCCGAACTCCCGGTGCGGGTTCTTCATGCAGCTAAGCAGATACAACTGGTACGCCTGCGTATACAGAGCTAGGCTGGTCTTTCCTGTCCCAATACCGCCCGTAAGAACGCATTCCACGTAGGAACCGTTGTTTATCTCCTGCATTGCATCCAGAACAGCCGGGTACAAAACATCTGGCTTGTTCATCAAGTACCGTCCTTCCACAAACTCCCGTACTGATACAGGCGGAACTATGTACCGGGCATCAGCATATCCCCGCAAGGACTTAAACAGCTTAACGGCTGCTACAAGGTAACGAAGCCTCTCCTCATCGTCCTCTACTTCAAGACTGTCTTCCCATAGCTGCTTAGCGTCGTAGCCAGCAACATCAAAAAAACGTTTTAGAACCCCGAACCTAGCGTCATCCGGTAAGCTGGACATCGAACTCTTCTTCTATGTCGCGCAAGGCGGCCTCTGTTTCCTCAGTCCAGCGAATAGCAAGAACACCGCGCTGGTGCTCATCACGAACCTCTTGTGCTAACACCCCAGTCACCGTCTTCGGTGCCCGTCTCATTAACCCGGTTTCTAGTTGCAGACTTCCTAAGGCGCACAGTAAATCCTTGTACGTCTTTATCTCCGAAGACACTTGGCTCATTAGTAGCGGCCCTTGTTTCTCTTTACCGTATACTTTCAACATCCGGTCTTTTTGTATCAAACAAGCATCCGTTAGCTCTTCCATCACGTCTAGCCGCTGTCGCAGCTTATGTACCTGCCCACCAGCCTCTTCCTGTATAGACTCAACCAGCTCACGATTAACAACGTCCTTACGAAATCGCGCTAACTGCCTCGACAGAGCTTTATCACTGGTGTCTAGGCACTGCCCCCACACCCCCTGTACCAATTCCGCAAGCTGGTTCGGTGACTCACCAGAACTCAGCCTCTCTTTCAGTTCATCAACACGCTCATCACCTAAGCTATAAATACGCTGAAACGCCGGAGCACCCGGCTTTTTTGTTTGCCACTTTCCCGCCATGTCAGTCTAGGTCTATCACCATCTCCACGTTGTCCTTTGTCGGCGCAACTTGCATGTTCACTGGTAACACCACCTCGCTTGTCTCTTCTACCAACCGGTCAACCAGTTCTCCTAGGTCACCCTGTGCAATTAACTGCACCAACTTCCCAATAACATCATCTACCGTACGCTTCCTATCAATACACATTGTACCAAGAATACCCATTGCGCTCATCGTCTTCTTCTCAACACGCAACCACATGCTTTGCTGCCCGCCGTAATCAAAGACCATATATCCAAACGGCAAGGTGTCCCCGTACATCGTAAACATCTTGTTCAGGAGCTTCGCTAAGCCGTCTACCGTCTTTATCGCCGCTGCCGCATCCAGAAACTTGTCTTGCATCTCCTTCGGTAATGACTTCGCAGTCTGCTGTATTAGCTTCTGAAACTCTGCCTCTTCGGCAAACCCGAACATATCCTGCAACACTTCATCCGCGTACTTACCAGACACCTTGGAATATAATGCTAAGAACTTCTCAGCGTCCATCTTTCCACGAATCGTGTTATGCCGAACCATCTGAAAGTGTTCCATGTCATCATCAAAATCTGGATTTTCGATGACCGTACACGGCACCTCAGTAAACCCAAGATACCGCGCTGCTTCTACCCTATGGTGCCCACCTACAATACGGTACTCACCATCACCAAGCGGCCTCACGAGCACGGGGTCCGTAAACCCCACCTCTCCTAAGTTATCAACCAACAGGTCGAACTCCCTATCAGACATGTTGTTAGGATTATTCTCGTTTACAACAAGCGAGCTAATCTGTAGGTCTACCCGCCCAAGCTTCCTAGTTTTATCAATGCCACTTTCCATTTTACACTCTCCGTAGTTTCCCGGTACCCAAACCGTTATCCCTCCAACCGTACTTGTATATTAGCATGTATCTGTGGTCTATCAGCGTGGCTTGGTGACCTAACGACTTAGTTTTCCTAGCCTGCCACCGTGGGAATGGGCTTCCCTTCTTAAACCCGCTCGTACCTAGCCCCTCAAGCAACCCCTCTACGGTACCAACATGATGACCGGACTCATTTATCATACTGGCGACAGACTGATACTCCTCCTGCTTCGTCGCATCTTCAACCATCCTATCCCGGTGCTCATTATCAATCTCCCCTAAGTACTTTCCCACCTGCATCGGCCAGTAACCATCTATCCTACTATTCATTAATGGTATAAAGCTATCTCGATGCCATCGTGCAAACGTCGTATACGTACCCTCGTAGTCATCCTTGAACTCTTTAATAAACGCGCAGGCTTGCACTACATTCTCCACGTAAAATGGATAGCCCTCGCCAATAGTAGCATCAGTATAGTGGCTATGAAGTAAAACGACCGGCACCCCAAGCAACAACGGCTCAATAAGGGACAGCCCTAAGTCCTCCTCTAATGATAGAGATAGTACGACGTGAAAATCTTCCTGCAACGCTTTGCGAAACCCATCTCGACTACTATCTGCCCTCCCTAGAGCATCGCCCATAACAGAGTTAGCACCTTGCTTAGAAACAGTTGTTTGGGCAAATACCAAATCGTTATCACGACTATTAATCGCATACGTGTTCATAAAGACATCTATTATTCTCCTGTACTGATGCCGTCCGAAGTCGCATCTCTGCACATAAGCCACAACCAACGGCTTCTCTTTGGTTCCAACATTACTAACCTGCTCGGCGGTCTTCTCAGCTGGGGTTATGTCTTCGCCTAACCGCAACGGCCATGACTCTATAATGGAATCAGAAAGCCTTCGTACTACGCTGGGCGTGTAGGTGTTTCGCGCCGCCGATAACACCTCCCTTTTTAACCAAAAAGACATAAGCCAATTAACGTCTGCGTCTATGTACCCGCGCAGCGTCATCCCCTCGCACACCTCTTTGTTAGGCATTGATATGAAATTACGAGATTTCAAAATTGGCATGTCATCTACCGTGCACACCTTCCTAAGTCCGGTCTTCCCCTTAACCACACTCATAATAACCTGATACGTCGGGACCATAGGCACACGACAGGTTATCAGCACGTCAACATCCCAAAAACACCCAGTCGTAGACAGCCCCTCCATTAACTCTGGTGGAATGCGGTAGTACTCACGCATCCTGTCAGTATGCATCACTACTGGGACATACCCGACCCTCTCGTGTTTGAAGAACCACTCCTCATCAGTAGCCCACCACGTATCAGGTGCATACTCAGGCCGTACCGGTATGGCTATGTAAACAAAGACATCATCTCTGCTCTCAACCAAACGCCGCGCCAGTGTTTGCATTTTGTAGGACATCGAACACGACTGTGGATTCGTTGTGTAAATGGGGTCTAAAAACACCTTCATTCAAATACCGATACTAACTCCTGTACGAATCTTTTAGAATCGTACTTCTCTCTTATCAGAGCAAGGTGTGGCTCTAGTTCTTTCTTCACTGCGTCGTGGTTCTTGTGGACATATGCCAACGCGCCTACAGCGTCATTCTTTGACACAATGTATGGGTAGTCTCCAAGTAGTAAGCGGACCCACGGGTAGTCTAGGAATACACCAACCGCTCCACTCAGTAACAGCTCTAAATAGAATATTCCAAACGACTCATATTTAGACGTAGACAAAAAAATGCCGTACTCTCGTAGGCTGCTAATGTAGGCACCTCTGCTTGTAGGCTGCTCCACGACGTTCCAAAACGGTAAGTCATTCTGCACATCACTACTAGGAGCCCCGCCATCAAACCCCGGTACTCTCTTGGCCCCCCCCTCATAAGCACCGTACTTAAAATCTATGCTTACCTGCTCACCACTGCGCTGTGCTATTACTAAACCAGCATCTTTCGTTAATGCATGGTTCAGCTTTATCTGTTTCTGCGTATTTGTCCACCTATTAAATGGCACCAACCACTTGTTCTTGTCGTTCGTCCCGACATCCACAAACGTCTCCGTATGTATTCCGTAATCTACTCTGTGTATATTCTTGTGAATATTTCGAGCTACTGACCCAGAAAATATGCTATTCATTTTGCTGGCCAGCGTCTTAAATGCGTAGTGGCTATACGCTATCATCCTAATACCACCAGCCGCGCACATCCCAAGCATAGCTATCTCTTCCTCTTCGCTCTCTTCAATATTGGAAGCCCATAACACCACGAGCCGCCTGTAAGGCACGTACCTTTTCTGCACCTTTAGCATGTGAACCATGCTTACACTCCACCGCCACGGCCCCGACATGATAAGCAGCACGTTGTCCTCTGGCTTAACACACTTTGATGGTGTGCTAGTTTGGACAACCTCGTACCCATCTTTTTCTAGACCAAGCCGTATCTCATCTGAAATACACTTAATGGAGTACCCCTCCCGGTCCTCCGACACTAGAGTAAACCTGCCGTTCACCGCCACCATACTATAGCCCCTTACCCTAGATACACGCGCCTTCGTGCTTTGTGGAGCACATCCATGTTCTCATAGATTAACGACAACACAACCTTGCCAACGTCCTCACTGAATCCTACCTCTCCCATTTGGGCCGTTTCAGCTTTCCTTCTAATCTCATCCGTCGCAGCGTTTGTCG